CATATCCTGAAGGTTACAGGCCTTTATGATGGTGAATGGAAGGGCACTCTCGAACTTTACTGGAACGCTGCGGATGCTTCGGCGGAGAAGCAGGTCAACACCATCCTGATGGCAGACGGAGGCCTCCGGATCGGTTATCGCCCGGAAGGGACCGGAGTCGGCCTGCCCGAATTCGTTGGCGACGCGGTGATCACCGACTGGAACCTGGGCGGCGCGACGAACGATGCTGTTGGAGTCTCCGTGAGTTTCCAGGGTAACGGAGCACTGGAGGAAGAAGTCCAGGCGGCATAGGCGGCAAACGGGTAAGGACGATGAGACGGGCCGGAATCCTCCGGCCCGATTTTCTTTTGCAGGGAGGCAGAAACCGTGATTGAACAGGCGAACGAAATCACCCTGGCGGGACAAAAGCTGAAGGTTCACTACGGAACAAACGCGGTTCGGGAGATTGAAAAGACCCTGGGAAAGACGATCTTCGAGATCCTGCGGGAAATCCGGAACGAAGGAATTGGGGTCAATGAGATCGTCGTCATCATCTGGGCTGGGCTGATCAAGAACTATCGAAGGGTCACCCAGGAGGCGGTCTGCGACTGGCTCGATGAGGACATGGACCAGATCGAGGAAATTTCCGGGATTTGCGCGAATGCTCTGGCCCAGGCCATGACGCGCTACATCAAGCCCGTCACGAAGAACCCTGAAGAAGCGGAGGGGCAGGAAGGAAAAAACTGACCCCGGGGGCCTGGGAAAGGCAGTGGCAGGAACTCTACTGGACTGCCCTCGGTCCCCTTGGGATGACCCATGAAGATCTTTGGACGGTGACGGTAGGCGAGCTCTCGGATCTTATGGACGGCTACCGCTATCGGAACTGGCTCGAAATGGAGAGGCTGGCCACCCTTGCTGCCTGGATCGTGAATGGGGCCGGGATGTGCACCCGTACCGTGAAGGCTAGTGATCTGGTCGGTCACTGGTGTGACGGGCTGGTCCTCGGGAAGATGGAAGCCCTGGATTACATGAAGCGGAAAGTGATCGAATCCCAACGAGAGGGGGGATAAGCCATGGCGAAGAGCCGTAAGGTCAAGATCGTTCTTGCGGTGGACATCACGGAGGCCGAAAGACAGGTCAAGGCCTTTGGCAGCAGGCTGGAATCCCTGGGTGGTAAAACCGAAAGGTTCGGCTCCTCCCTGGCGAAACTGGCCGCACCCCTCGCGCTCCTGGGCGGCATGGCCATAAAGAGCGCTTTTCACATTGACGAGGCCTTTGATACCCTGGCCGTCAAATCCGGGGCCACCGGCCGGGAACTTGAAAACCTCAAACAGGACTTCAAATCCCTCGCTCCCCAGGTGACTCAGCCTTTCGAGGCGACCGCGGAAGTCCTTGGGGACCTTTATACCCGGCTGAACCTTTCTGGAGAAGGATTGCAGAGCATGGGAAGGGCGGCCCTGGACGCCGGCAGGCTTCTGAAGGAAGACCTGACGTCGGTTGTGACCGGAAGCACCCGGGTCATGAAGGACTGGGGAGTGGCCAACGAGCAGGGCACGATACTCCTGGACAAGCTTTTTCTTGCAGGCCAGAAGACCGGAGCGGGGTTGGGACAGCTTTCGGAGGAGCTCGTCAGGTACGGGGCGCCCATGCGCCAGCTGGGATTCAACCTGGATACGGCCACGGCTCTGTTAGCGGAATTCGAAAGGCAGGGCGTCAATACGGAACTGGTCATGGGATCCCTGAGGATCGCCCTCTCGAAAATGGCAAAGGCTGGAGTTAAAGATGCGGCTGGGGCCTTGGACGAGGTGATTCTGAGGATACGGACAGCCGGTAGCGTCGGGGAGGCCAACGCCAGGGCGATCGAGATCTTTGGGGCGAAGGCGGGCCCGGATATGGCCGCGGCCATCCGGGAAGGACGTTTCGAGGTTGCGGAACTGACCAAGGCCCTGCAGGGAGCTGAAGGGGCGATCCGGAACGCTTCGAAGGAAACGGACGGCTTTGCCGAAAAGTGGGATCGGCTGAAAAACAGGCTCGGGATTGCTTTGGAGCCGGTTGGCACACAGCTTTTGGCTATTGGGGAAGAGTCTCTGGGCCCCCTGAACAGGGCGGTCGATGTCCTGAGCGGCTCTTTCGGGGAATGGGCCATAAAGGTGGGGCTGGCTGCTACGGCGCTGGGAGCCGGCACGGGAGTCGTTGGATGGTGGATCGGCTCTCTCGGGAAAATGGTGAAGGCCGGAAACGGTCTTCTCGGCTGGTACGTTGCTGCCATCAAGAACATGGGAACCTGGATTTCCCTCTTGCCCGAAGCGGTAAGAACGGGAGCGGATTTCACGGCATGGCTTGTTCTTGCGAAGGATGGAGTTGAAGGGGTTGCCTTGGCGGTTGCCTCTCTGGCGGGGAAAATTTCTTTTCTCCTGATTCCGGCTCTCGCCGGACTCATGGCTTATGAGGTCTTCTTCCGGAAGGACAGCTACGCGGTGAGTCCGACCGGTGGGCCGAATTCAACACGCGCGGTTCCCCAGACCCCTGCAGAGAGGAAAACAACCGAGCCTTTTACGAAAAGCTCGAGGCTCAGCGCCTGGCCAACCTGGGGAAGGCGGTCTTTCCGGTCTCGGATCGGTTCCCGGAAAGAGCGAATCCGGAAAGGGAAGAGAGAACCTGGATCTTCGACGAAACACCGTGGAAAGCCTGGTACGAACACCGGGACTATATGGCCTAACAGGAGCGGATGACGGGATTTTCTTTCCTTACGCGATCAGTGGCAAAATAAACTTGTCCCATAAGCGAGGACTGGACAGAGGAAAAGACGCCGAATATGCAACACGACTATCCGACTCAGGAAATGTCCCGTACTGTGGGCGAGGAAACGGCCGCCGCATTCAAGCGGTCCGAGTCGGCGGTCCAGGCGGATGAGCTGAAGCGGGCGGAAAAGTCGGCAGCCGAGCTGAAGCAGCTTGCCCAGGACGTGAACGACGGGATTTCTGCCTTTTACGACACCCAAGCCTGGGGAAACAGGATGGGGCTCCTCGGGGATCCCGACTATCTCGATTCGCTGACTCGCTCTCTAGCCTCGATGAAGGCAGAGCTCTCTGACATCGGTCTGGATCCGGCGAAGTTCGAAAATTGGACTGAACCCATGAGAGACCGGTTTGCGGAGATCCAGGACGTCATGGGCAAAATCGCCTCCACTTCTCTCGACACCCTGGCCAAGCAGTTCGAAAACGGGATCCTTTCCGCTGAAGGCTACAGGGAAGCCCTGTCCAGGCTCATGGAGCAGTACGGCGACTATCCTCAAGTGACGAAGAACATTGAGAACGCCATGACGGCTCTCGACGACACGCTCCGGGCAACGACCGTTTCGATGAGCCGGCTTATTCAGGAGGCAGATAAGGCCCTAAACGATCAGCTGGCCTCCATCCCGGACACACTGGCAGGAGCCTTTGCCGGAGCGATCGCCCGAGGGGAGGACCTGGGGGACATGCTCAGATCCCTTGGCCAGGACATCGCCTATCTTTTCATAAAGGCCATGGCGTTACGGCTTTTAGGGGGCGTGTTCGGGGGATTGTTCGGCGGTAGCGGAATAGGCATGCACTCGGGCGGGATCGTCGGAGAGGATTCCCCAACCTTTGTTCGAAGCTTACCCCGCTTCCATTCCGGTGGAGTTGTAGGTTCCGATGAACGCCTTGCGATTCTCCAGACGGGGGAGGGTGTGTTCTCCAGAAAGCAGATGCAAGCCTTGGGAGACGGCATGGGCGGGCAGACGAACATCACGATCCAGGTGAAGGCAATCGATGCCCAGGGAGTCAAGGATTTCTTCGAGAAAAACCGGGGCGCGGTAGAGGGGATCGTTACGCAGAACCTCTGGCGGAACGGAAAAATCCGTACCGCTTTGCAATCGATTTAAGGGGGGATACCGATGGGCCGGGCAAGCGGGCAATATGCACAAGCGGCAAGCCCCGATGCGGTATCCCCTGTTCTCTTGCTGCGGGTTCTGGAAATGCCGTCGATTTCCAATCCGGAAGAGAAGACGAGCGGGTATTTTGCCGATTCGGAAGAATTTCTCAGTTTCTTTGACGAGGCAGGGACCCCCGAAGCCTATTTACCGGTGGGGCTTAGCTTCGACAAGGTTTCCTGCGACAACGGGAACAAGGTGGTCAGCTTCGTCCTAAAGCTCGACAACGTGAGCCGGGATTTTTGCGCCCTGGCCAGCCAGGTGCAAATCAAGGGTTGCAGAGTCGAGCTTCTCAGTGCATTCAGGGAAGATCTGTCGGACCCGGAAGCGGCCCAGACCATCATGGCGGGCTCGATACAAGGGTGGAGTATCACGGAGTATTCGATCGAGGCGGATGTGACCGCTCCTCTGAACTTGCCGATGAGGACCCCGCAGCGGCTTTATTGGCCAAGGTGCCATTGGCGTTTCGGAGGGCAGGAGTGCAGCTATTGGGGAACGCCTGGAACGACGGACCTTTCGACGCAGGGGAATGCCATAAGCGGTGGGTACGAGTCATCGAGCTACACGCCGGCGAAAGCTTTTGACGACAGCCTTTCATCGAAGTGGAGCAGTTCACAGACCGGAAGCAACGTAAGCGGGAACGCATATATCGGGCAAACAGGGCTGTTACAGAAAATCAGAAAGATCACGCTCAAGAACGATGACACCTCGGACGATATTGTTTCCGCGGTAAAGGTCCAATGGCGCGAAGGCGGCGGAGCGTGGCAGGACGTAGCATCGTTTAGCCTGGACACAGGAACAAATGTCGTCAATACGCTTTTCTTGCCGGACTACGGGGCAACAGGAACCCATGACATTCGAATTTTGGCGGACGCGAACCCCTCGGATAGGTGGCAGGTATTCGAGGTCGAAATGTTCGGTATTTCGGAAGTGGCAACGACTTGCGATAAGACCTTTGAAACCTGCAAGGCTTACGCAAACAGCCCGCGTTTCGGAGGGTTCCCTCACATCCTCCGGACAAGGAACCCTCGAGAGGTGTGGACGAAAGTATGAGCCGGGCCTTGACGCGGTTGATCGGGATCCCGTGGCAACTGGGCGGCCGGACCCGAGAGGGGTGCGATTGCCTGGGGCTGGCGATTCTGGCTCAAAGGGAACTTTGGAACAGGGAAATACCGGACCTTTGGAGGT